TATTTGAAACTGATTCAGTGCTGCTAACGTCGATTACCTCAGAGGTAGTAGAACCGTCTGTGTAGGTTGTAGTACGAGTTGTTGTAGTTGTAACTGTTGTTGTTACAGGTGTAGTAGTTGTATCTGTGTATACACGCCACGTTTCTGTAACTGTACTGCCATTGGCATCTAAACTAGTACGCACATCATCTACATAGGTTGTAGTAACAGTAGCAGTACCTGTCGAAGTTGACGTTACATCGCTAGATGAATCAGCAGTACTAGCAACATTTGGTGTTACTGTACGTGATTGTAATTCTTCTCGAGTAGAAGTAGTTACTGTATTTGCTGTAGAATCTGTGCTCGTAACACTAACAGGTTCGGTAATTGATGTACCGTCGGTATAAACAGTAGTGCGAGTAACCGTAGTAACTGTTGTAGTTGTTACTGGAGTGGTTGTAGTGTCCGTATATACTCGCCAAGTCTCAGTTACAGTACTACCATTAGCATCTAAATTAGTGCGTATATCATCTACATAAGTTGTTTCTGTTGTAGCAGTACCAGTTGATGTAGTAACTGAGTCTGCGCTACTTGTTGATGTGCTTACGACATTAGGTGTTGTAGTACTAGACAACAATTCTTCTGTAGTAGAAGTGGATGTTGTATTAGCAGTTGAAGAAACTGGTGTAACACTTACGGTTTCCGAAGTAGTTGTACCATCAGAATATGTATCAATACGTGTTACAGTTGTAGTTACGGTAGTAGTTACAGGAGTGGTAACAGTTGTAGTATATACACGCCACACTTCTGTAACTGTACTACCGTTTGCATCCTCTGAGGTACGAGTTTCATCTGTATAAGTGGTAATAGATGTTGGCGTACCGTTAGTGGTTGTGGTTTCGTCTGCGGAACTTAGTGTGTTGCTAATAAGATTTGCAGTAACAGTTCTGCTAACGAGTTCAGCTTCTCTGGCGGAACTGGTAACATCATTGCTTGTCTCCTGGGTTGTCTGTGAATCGATTACTTCGCTTGAACTTGTGCCGTCGGTATAATACGTGGTACGAGTAGTTGTGGTTATGGTGGTTGTAGTTACAGGTGTAGTAGTTGTGTCTGTATATACACGCCACACTTCGGTAACCGTGTTACCGCTAGCGTCGGTAGTAACGTTTGTAGTATCAGCATACGTGGTTTCAGTAGTTGCCGTTCCGTAACTAACAGACGATGACGAACTTGTTGAGTCTGCTGTGCTTGATACGTTGGCTGTAACTGTGCGAGAAACTAATTCTTCAGTTGATGTAGTTTCAACGTCATTTACTGTATTACTAGTGGTTGCAGTATCAACAACAGCACTAACGCTAGTGCCATTGCTATAATAAGTTGTGCGTGTAGTAGTGGTTATTGTGGTTGTAGTAACTGGTGTTGTTGAAACTGTAGTTGTAGTGCGCCATACTTCTATAACTGTGTTGCTACTAGCATCGGTGCTAACACGAGTATCGTCTACGGATGATGATTCAACAGTTGTTGTACCGCGAGTAACCGTACTTTCGCTAGTTTCAGTATCCTCATAACGGGAAACAGTAGTGTTTACACAAACTTCCTCAGTTTTGGTTTCAACGCGAATTAAATCGCCTTTGATGCCTGTGCGAACACCATCAACAATCTTTTCCCACCAAGTGTTGCGCTCGTAATTGTCATTGCGACAATCAACTTCGGTTGTGTCGTTAACCGTAGTGTCTGTTGATGATGTTAGCGTCCAGGGATCGTAGATGCCATTTGCCCATCCAATAACAGGAGTAACTTGAACACATACCTTTTCAACTTTAGTATCTGTGTGTGCTAGATCTAGTTTTTTCCCTGTTCGCCGTCCGTCTATAGTTTCTTCCCACCATACATCTTGCTTAAATGTAACATTGGCGCAATCTAGAGTTTCAGTATCGTTTTCAGTAGTATCTTCCGTTGACACAACTACCCATGGATCATGTATGCCGTTAGCACGACCGTATACTGGATCCTTGATTCCACCACCGCCACCGCCACCACCACATCCAGTGAGGGTAGCAGCAGTAGCAACAGCGATAGCAATTTTACTTTTTGTAAAGTCCATCCTAGTGTCTCCATTGTGGATGGGTTAAAAGTTTTAGTTACGCTGTATATTATACATAAAAAAGCCGCTGTGTCAAGCGGCTTTTTAGGGTTCAAAATCAACGACTTACGTCTGCTGGTTTAATTATTAGTCTGGGGCCTGCGGGCTCGACCCCAGGTTCTACGTAGGTTCCGTAGTAGGTTATGCTGCATGCACTGACAACTAGCACGATTGTACTAAAAATTAGCACTTTTATCATTTGGTTCCTCGACTTCCATCAAATACACAAACAAAATAACAACCTTTTTCGCCAGCATGTACACGATGGAAAACACCGTCGTGAATTGGAACAATATCGCCAGCATTAATATCAAATCTGTTATCATCTAGTTCCATAGTTCCGCTGCCGTCAACGAACACGTAAACTTCTTCTTGTCCTGCGTGTTTATGTCCAGTTGTAGACTTAAATGGAAATAATGTTGTTGAACTAATAACTAGATTGCTTAATTCAGTATTATCTTGAACCAAATAACGATCGTCACGTTTGACAATTTTACCGCCTACGCTCCAGCTTTCATATTTCACTATGAATCAATCCTAGCTACAGCATCTTTGGGTGCTTCCCAATACCATTCACTAATAAGTGGAAGAATATCTTCGCCTGCTGCTAGTTTGCGTGTAGCATCCTTAATGGCGGTTTCACGATCAACTTCAATCATTGCATCATTGCGATCATGCTCATAAACACGAACTCGTTCTACGTAACAACGACCTTCAGTTACACTAAAGATATACTGGTTTACCCATTCCCAAATAAACAGTGAACTCATTTCCATTGATACGCCGCTTGGCAGTACACGAACCGTACCTAAGATACCACCAGGTGCTTTCATTTCTGCTGTAATTTGATCCAAGCGTGGATCATTTGCTGGTAGTACAGTTACGTGATCAAAGTAATATTCAATAAACTTTTTCACTGCGCTGAGTTCGCCAAATGGAACAATCCAGCCCATGTCATCAATATCGCCAGCAAACGTAAGTTCTACTGAACGATCATACCCGTGTACGCTTGCGCATTCGCCTGGACTACCATCTGGTTCCAGATCAAAGAACTGTGCGTGACCACAAGGCAAGTATCTATATACTTTTGTTGATTTTACCTTAACGCCCATGTTTTCTCCTTAACAAGCAAATTCTTGCTGTAGTTTAATATTATCAAAGAACTCTTTCTTAGTACCTGGATCGGTCTTAAATGAGCCTTCGAGAACAGTAGTTTGTGTAAGACTACTGTGTGCCATAATGCCGCGATTCTCACAACAACCATGCGTTGCTTGAATGTAAACACCTAAGTCCTTTGCACCAGTTGCCTTCTTAATTTCGCGAGCGATGTCGTTAGCAAGTTCTTCTTGCAATGTGCCGCGACGTGCGCACCACTGTGCAATGCGTGTGTACTTGCTCAATCCAATTAGTTTTTCTGCGGCAATAATACCAATGTATGCTGTACCAGTAACCGGCTGATGATGATGTGAACACATGCTCTTTAGTTCTGAGCGTACAACTAGCATGCCTTCATAACGATCTTCCGAATCGTTTGGAAACGCAGTTGCTTCCGGTGCATGTTCGTACCGCCCTGCCATAATCTCATTGAAGTACATTTTAGCAAGACGTCTAGCTGTACCTTTTGAATTAGGATCGTTGTGGCGATCAATGATTAATGTGTCAAGAACTGTTTCAAATGCCTCGGTTGCTTCTTCGATTAATTGTTCTTTTTCACCACTTTGTAATAAGCGCGAAATATTATCGCCTGCCCAATAACGTTTGTCTGCACTTTTGCAGCGTTCAATAATTTCTTCGTATTTTTTCATTTATTTCTCCGAGTTAAAGACGAGGATGTCTTAATACATATTGTATTATACACTTTATTTAGATCAACGTCAAGTTATTCAATAATAATTTCACGTAAATCTGGATATTTGACGTATTTAGGTTTTTCATTAATTGTATCTAACAATTCTAACCCACGTTGTGCGTCTTCGATTGTGGGCCTATAATGGTATCCAACAGAAAACGTTTTTTGTAATTCCCAGGGATTGTTGTTTAGATCACGTCCGTCGTATCGCATACGCAATAGTGTTTCATATGCTTGTTTGTCATCTAATAGTATTGCGCCACCGTGACCAATTTGTAATGGTTTTGAATGACCAAAACTCAAACATTGCATCTGTGCTGGTTTGTACATATCGCGCTCTAGCCGTCTTGCACTATCCCATATTCTAGTACCATAAAACTGATATTCGCCCAACCATTTTTCGTCTAGCAAATCATAATTAATACCAAGTTTATGCATGGTCATAGGAATACTTAGATAGGTATATGCTGTAAATTCAATATGATCAATTACTTGTGCTGTGCGCTCATAACGCAAACATAATTCAATTGCGTGTGTGCAGCAATCAGTCATAATCGCATATGGAGAACCGGTATATTCTGCTAGTGCCGCTTCAAAATCCAAAATTTTATCAAACGCCACGATTATACCAATCTTTTGTGCTAGTAATAACTGTTTCTAAATCGCTATACGCAGGCGTCCAATGAAACTCTTTCATAAACGTACTGGCGTCTGCTACAAGTTCGTCAGGATCGCCTTCGCGTCTTGGTCCGGTTAAAACTGTTAGATCACCTACATATTTTCTATACGCTTCGATAAGTTCTTGGTTGCTATAACCCTTATTGGTACCAAGATTATAACAACCAGTTTCGTGTCCGTCGCTTAATGCTAAACATGCTTTACCGTGCGCAATAGCAAGATCGCTCACATGGATATAATCCCGGATGCAAGTGCCATCCGTAGTGGCATAATCATCACCAAATAAACAAAAGGGGCTATCAGTAAAAAGACGCGGAATAATGTGTGTATCTCCCTCTTCAGGTCCAAGCTCGCTCCCCCAAACATCAGCGCCACAAGCATTGAAATATCTAAGACTAAAAGAACGAATTCCGTAAGCATTTCCGTAATCTCGAAGTAGGTGTTCCATTATAAGTTTGGATTCACCATATGGGTTAATTGGAATTTGTGGATCTGTTTCCTGAATTGGAATGTTTACAGGGTTGCCATATGTTGCTGCTGAACTTGAGAATACAACAAATGGCTTTTTCTTCCATTCCTTCAAATGATCCAAGAACTGAATATTCTTTAAAACATTGTTATTGTAATATTCGCTTGGGTTTTTAATACTAGGACCTACTAGGCTTGTTCCTGCACAGTGAACAAACCCGTTAGCATTCATCCCCTGCAAATAATCTAGTACACGTTCTTCGGCAAAATCATCGTGTAAAAACTGATCATAAATGGTATCTGGTAATGGGAGACGTCTGCGGTCTAATATAATTACACGAGCACCTGCTGCTTTGAGTGTTTTTGCAGTGTGACTTCCTACAAAGCCAGCGCCGCCAGTAACGCAGATAGTTAAATCTTTTAGATCCATATTACCAATGTTCTTTAACTTCATACTTTGATTCTGCAACATGATCGCGATAGCGGATTCCAGCACGGTTCCACTGTTCGCCTTTTCCTTCGATAATATCTACGATACGATCTACAGTTCCGTCTGTCCAATCAGAAATCTTACCCATGTTTGAACTTGGCTTTTCTAACCCTGCTGCAATCTTAGCCAATGCATCAGCTTTGCTCCACGGAGTATACAAGCGAGTATAATCATTAGCAAACGTTTCTGGGAAACTGCGATAAGCAGGATATACTACGTTACAACCTAGCGCATCTGCTTCGCTTACAGTATTAGATACCCAATCCTGCAATGCACAGTTAAACAGCACACGACTGTCGTTTAGAATAGCATAATAATCATTCTTTGAAAGATTTTCATAGATACACAGTTTACCTTGACGTTCAAGATCCCTTGCACGTTCAATGTACTTAGGATTGTTGGAACGCAGAGGGCCACCTTGAAGCACAGCAAATTCTGTACCTAGTCCAGAGAGTTCTTCTACAATATCCATAAAGAAGTCTGGTTGCTTTTCTTGATCCCAGCGTGCTGCAAATACTACACGATTAGCACGATCAGCAAAAGGCTTAATGCTATCAACACGTGATTGCACTTCTTCCTTGCCAAATGCCAGTCCGGAAATATTGTAGATAGGCGCTGCCCAATTAGCAATACGTTGATGTGCCACCATTTCTTCGTTTGAAGATAGGATATGTATGTTTGGAATTTCATTTACCATTTGTTCGTAAAGACTCATCCACTTGCTCATACCCCAAACGTGTACAAAATCATCTGGATCGATTGCTTGCGCTAAACAGCGTACATAAATTTGTGGACGGTCCTGTTCTGGGATTTGACACATAATATATGGCAAACTTTCAATACCAGGCTGGAACATGTCTTCAAAGTAGACTACATCATCGCCGCCACATTCGCCGTTGCGCATCATCTGTACAAGATTCATCATCTGGCTCATGCCAAAGTACGAACGTCCGTGTGCGTCAAGCACCTGTCCTACAGAGATTGCTTTGGTATCGTCGATAGTTTCCCCTGGAACGATTACATAATCAATACCTCGACGTTTAAACACACGTTCGTTCCAGTCTGTTAATTGATATGTATATCGAGCCTGATAACTTTCTAAACCCATATAAAATAGTTTACGCATTGTTACTCCTTAAAAAATGTTTCATCGTCGTCAACTACAAAATCAATGATTAAAATAATTCTATCTTTGTCTGTGTTATTCCAAGCAGAATGTTTTTGCCGGTCGTCAAACACTAGAATCTCTCCGTTTGACCAGGTGCGCTCTTCCCCGCTAACTTTAAGTTTAACATCTCCTGCAGGAATGTCAATACCTAAATGTGCTCTTAAGAAATTAGCAAAATTTCCTCTGTGCTCAACAAGTTCAGTACCGGACTTTAACCTCGAAAACCAAAGAGAAAATGGCCTATTCCCAAGTGCATTCCTTACTATTTCTGTAGTTTTTGGAAACTGCTTGTCAAAGAACAAGTCTCGATCTAGGTTCTTATGCTTGTCATATAATGGCTTTACAAGTGGAATAAACTCCCATCCTCCTTTATAAATGTCTTGCGGATGTTCTAAGAATAAATCATCAATAGGAACACTGTTCCACTCATCCATTATAGATTGATATTGACGTTCAATTTCAAGCAAGTGCGGAAACTTGTTTTTATCCGGAAATGCTGGTAATAAATCAACATCAAGCACGTCTAATAGATTTGCATTGTGCTTAAATTTTAAGGTCATTTTTCTAATTTCTGTTCTAGCTCGTCTATATTATACGGTATCATTGACTTGCAGTCAACAAATTCATTGACCATAAAACAGTAGGTTATTACACCAAGTTGGTAATGGTTATTTAGGTCTTGGAGAACAATGCGATTAATATTTTCACTGTCGGGCAAAACAAACACATCGTTAGTTTGGAATACAGAGACCATATCGCAGAGTTTCATTGTAACTTGTGCAGCAGTCCATAGATCGCCTGCTAGTGCTGAATCAGGAACGGAACTATCGTCAGCACGAACGTCCGACACACTATAGCCACTATCGCGTAGTAGCTGTGTCAAACGTTCGCCTCTGCTGGTGTTATCGTGAATAACGTAAAACATTAACGCATACGTGCTAGATCAACACCTGCTTGGTCTTTAAAGTTCTTGCCTTGGCGGAACTTATTGAACTGCTGGAAAGGGTATGACTGCATATTGTAAAGATCACTCTCGTTGAAACGATAGCCGTATAAGCGGCAGAAATCCAGATAGTCCTCCAAATCATTGAAAATCTGGGTTACACGAGGGTTGTTATACTTCTTTTTGTTATTGGACATTGTGATGGCCTTTTTAAATTTTCAGTAATGTTACTGGTTGAGTTGTGTTATATTGAATAAATGCGCCGTTTTCATTATCTTCGCTAACTGAAATCCATACGGCGCGACCCGGATAACGATTAGCTATTTCAGCATATAAATCATCTGCAATCATTTCACAGGATTTATAGTCTAACTCTAACACACTTTGATCGTATAGTCTACTGATCCAACGCTTAAATTGGATAAACTCAATATCACGATCATTGTGGAATACTTCAATCCATACCTTAAAGTGAAAGATATGTCTATGTGGAACTGCTAAGAATGAAACATCATCCCATTCGCCTGTTGCTAGGTTTGGATTTTCGTCTGCACCTGGATAGCGATGAATACCTTCTTTTTGTAAGGTGACCCAAATCATTCTAGGTGCTCGATCCATAATGCGATTAGCAGTTTCTAGTTGTGCTTGTTTAATTTGTGCGTCCATTATACTGGCTTGTCTTCTTCGTATTTAGACCAATCTGTAAATGATTCTGTACTCATTAAGTCACGCACACGATGGCACCAGACGCCAGGATTAGATGCTTTAAAATCCATGTCATCTAATTTAAGTACAGCGTTATATCCAAGTTGGTCAATGTAAGGAAGTTTAGCAGAGATCATTGGAATAAAACGATGCTGCTCTACCATTTCAGTTTCTAAGACATCCTCTACATACTGAATGTCAAAATCTAGTGTACACCAGTATTCTTCTCGCAGGAAATCCATAATAACTGCCTCCCAGGCATGGAGTTTCTTTGCATTAAAACTCATATTAGCACCAAAATAAATGTGCTGAATATCTGGGTGCGCATCTAGTTGGTGTTGTATACCCTCCAAATCTGGTTCGCCTACCACAAATAGTGTAGGCTTACCATACATAATAGTTTGTTCTACCTCAGTACCAGTAAAGTACTGCCCTTTAAATCCGTTGTGTGCTGATTTAGTATCCATCGCCCCAGTCTATACTATCGTTGCGGTTATTCCATGCTCGTTGCTGAGCTCTTCTAAGATCTAATGTAAGTGCGGTTTTCTTCTTACGCAGTTCATCTTGTTGTTGTGTATCTTTTGTTTCTGCTAGTTTTCTACTAACTGCTGTTAATTGTCGTTGTATTTCTGATACAGTAGGCATTTTATACGGATTCCTCGAGTTTGTCAAGTTTGCTTTCGTCCAATTCGTCGTTGCTTACAGGTGTAATATCCGCAACTTCAAACAATGCATTGAACTGACGAGCAGCACTCACTGCCTTCTTTCCACCCATGCCGCGTGCGCCCGGAACACCAGTCCAAAATCTTGAATAATGATCAAGAATAGCAAGTCTGTTGTCGTAGTCCGGTTCTGCGAATACAGCATTAATAATGTCTCGAGAAGTGATGCCGCCGTCGAGTGGATTTACAAGATTGGCAGGGATTCCGCCATTATCAAATACACGGTTTGCTTGTTGAACCGCGTTAATGTGGTGCCATACGTTGTGTCCCATCATTAGTGTATATGAAAATGAATCCCAGGAAGTTTTACCTTCTTTACCAATCTTATTTAACTCTCCTGGCGCATATTTACAAATGTCCTTGATCATTAAGTTAGCACTAATAGGGCTATCATCAAAAATGTCATGAATGCCATCGTTGATAACAGCATCACGGAACGACCGCGTATCTGCTGCGTAACCTTTGTTGTCAGCAGTTGGCTCCATTTTATATGTCCAGCGTCCATGATGTTCAGAAGTAGAATATGTATAAATTTGCCCATTGGCAGTAGCAAGGAATGGGCTGGCACTATCAAAACTAATCGTAAAACGAGGATTGTGGTACTTGCGCACAGCACGTTGAATGTCTGTAAGGATAACTGCCCATTCCATTTTGGATGTTCCTAAGAAGTGCATCCAATCGTGTTTGCCCTCTTCTAACAATCCATCGTGAATAATAGTAACAATACGCTTGAGTGCCAAGTGTGGATCAGCCATGTTAGCACCGCCCATTGCCCAACCGCGGAAAAACTTTTCGTGCTTTGACGGATCGTTATATTCCTTCATAATCTCATACCACGTGTCTGCATCGTCGTGATTAGAACCCTGTAATACATTCAAGAACTTAGCATCGTTAAACGAGTGTTCCATAAAGTATTCGTGGTTATTGCGTGTAACGTCAATTGCATCCTGTACGGTATGAATATTAGTTTTGGCAACAGAGTCTGGATTGTTAACAATCCAAGTTGGAATATCCAATGTCATTGAATAATCAGAAATTTTACATAGCCACTCAAGCACAGTTGATCTATACTTCTGTGCCCGAGCGTCCATATTTTTCCAATCCGCTTCCCATACGCCTTTAGCAATCTGGAATCCGCCCGAGTCGGCAAGTAATGTAGTATGCTTGCCTCGCTTACGAATCATATTTTCAGCAGGAACATCCTTATTTAAATCTAAATTAGCATGCCCTGCTGAATACAATCCCCACTGGTATTGGAATAATCCTTTATTAGGATTAAAGAAGTTGAGCATTTCCATTTCTGGAATGCCTTGCGGCATACGACTTTGCTCAACATATTCTTCATGTTGTTGCTTACCAATGTAGGTAGCGTAGAAGTTAGAGATAGCAGGCAAATAGATTGCGTAATCGTGTTGTGCTGCTGTCAGGTCTGAATTCATTACTTGCTCTGTGCTGGCAATAGATATGTATAAGTTGCAACACCAGAATTTACAGTAATTTCTGCAACACCTGCATCGCTGATCTTCATGGTCTTGTCACCAGTTAGATCCATGATACGAATAATTTGGCTTACTGGATATGCCCATTCGTGCTTAATAGTACCCGCAACATCTGTTTGGAATACAAAGTTACCGGCGTGTGTTGAATGATCACCAAAGTAGAACTTTAGGTTATTGTTCTCAACCTTAACCTTAAAGTTTGCTTCTTCGGAGTTGGCCTGTGCCATCATCTTCAAGCGTTGAATGGCTGCCATAGTAGGTTCAAATTCGATGTCCCACTTAGCACCCTTAAATGTTACTGCCTTAAGTTTGTCGTCAATGATTTCTTTAACCATAAAACGATAGTCGTTCTTAAAGTCGCCTGCTGCGTTTTCAAAATGTAGACCAACCGGAACAGTTTCGCCATTGCGATCCATTGTATTTAGATTAATTTTTGCGTTTTCTTTGTATTCTGCAAGATTAAGCAAAATCTTTAGTTTGCTCAAGTTAGGCATACCAAACGTACCCAAAAAGTCTGGGTTGGCCTTGGCAAACTTCCCTTGCACAATTACCGAACGATCGTCGGCAATACCGTCAATAGTTGTACTGGCATCTGTACCAGTAATTTTAATCAAGTCAATACATCCTAGGTCGTAGGTATGTTCAACAAGGTCTAATAGATAATCTTTCATAGATGTTCCTTTTTAAAGTTTATATTATAAGATATTTAGATCCAAATGTCAATAATATTTAGATACGATCTGCTTTTTGTGTAATAATTTTAGCCAGTGCCTGACCGCCGCGTATGCTAATAAGTTCGCCAGGTTTTTTAATTTCAATCCAGTTCAATCCCGATGGTGTTTCGACACTGTTAAGAAGTTCGAAGTCTAATCCACCCACAAAGTCCTTGATTAGCCGCCCAGGTGTATAACAATTAAACATGTTTTCTACATTGCGCACAGCACCCGGTATGTCGCAATTATTATAGGTAAAAAGCACAACACCACCGGGTTTAAGAAGTTCTTGAAACGCAACTAGATATTTTTTAATAATTTCAAATGGCTTGTAGTCAAAGAAATTAGATGCAACAATGAACCCAATTTGTTTGCGAGGCAGATCAGAAAAAATATGTTCGCTGTCGTCTGAAATAATCTTATAACGTATTCTTGATTGAAATTCTTTATTCCACAGTGTTTTAACTGGTTCTAATAAATTTAGGTTTTCGTCAGCCACATACAATGGATCACAGGCAATCATGGCATCAATATACTGCTTTTTGCCTGGACGTATATACAAACCTGCATGTTTCCATGAACTATACAAGTCAATACGGTCCTGAAAGTCTTTGGTGTTATCAACTGTTATAGAATTTTCTCTGTTGAGAATATATTCTGGACTATCATTGTGCATTTCTTCATAGATTTCGTAACTTTTTCTAAAATATTCTGCTTCTGAGTTGTTAATACATTTAGATACTTTTTGTTTATATTTGGATAATTCAGAATCTAATTCATTTAGGTTATTAATAATATTATTTTTAATATCATTGATGAGTTGACAGTCTTCGCCAATATCAAGAGAATCTAATTTACTAGTAAGTGTATTAAGATTATACAATGCAATCTTTTTAAAATCGTCAAGATTATACTCATTGATGCTTTGTTGATACGCGATTAAATTGCTCAGTTTCATTTTATTCAAATGCAAATAATGCTTCAAAAGTGCTGTTTGTGTCTGTGCTCGCTTTTAGATCCCAGTCAAGTACGCCTAACAAATTTTCAACCTTTTGGTCAATAACAGTGGCTTCCATAGTACTATCGTCAAATGATAATTCTTTAAACCATTCTGGCAAGCGACTTTCGTCAGTTGGGTATCCGACACTCGTAAATCCCAATGGGTTTGGTTTTAATTTACATACAATAGTTTTCATGCCGTCTGTAATAGCCATACTGTAGTTATCGCCGTGCATTGCTCGTAGATAATTCCAATTAATTGCTGCGCGAACATGCCCTGGCACAGTAACTTTACCTTGTTGTTTAATCTTATTGCCATACTTGGTTAAGTTGTTTACACGCTTTGGTGATCCTTTTTCCCACGCCGGGCGGTCACGAAACTCTTTCTTAAATAGTTTAATTTCTTGAACAATTTCGTCGCGGTCGGCACCCTTTAGTACTTTATTTAGAACATCTGACAAGAAATCCTGAACTACCTTTGGGGTATCTGAGCGTTTCAAATCTAACCCCATTGCCTTTACTTTGCCATCTTTGCCGTCTACGTCGAGCCGTTTACCTTCGAGATCATAAACCAATAACGCATACCGTTTTTTAGTAATAAACAATCCAGATTCGGCAACTACTTCGCGACCACACGCAAGTATTTGGCCATATTCATCTGGACAATGAAATGCTCGATAAGCAAATGGCGGAAAACTACCATTAACTTCATCGCCGATTGCATCGTATAATTGCACAGCAATGTCTTTGTTCCATTCCATTTCGCCATGTTTGACTTTTTCTTCCATTACAGGCCAAGCAGAGAAGTAACATGAATCTGTATCGCCGTATACAACACATTCGCCTACATGGTCATACTTACCTGTAAGTACTTGATTGATGAAGGCGTCCATATGTTGCGCGATAGCACGACCGGTTAGCGTAGTTGACTGTCCGATACGTTTGTCAAAGAAACGGCAACCTGGGTTAAGAATAGCACCGTATAAACTATTTAGGTTAATCTTCTTAACCAACTGTCGTTTATCCCAGAAAGCAATATCCTCTTTGGTTATTGCTTCTTTTTTCTTTGCTTGTAGTTCTTTACGTTCTGCGTACCACCGTTTTAACAATCCAGGAACAACACCTTCGCGTTCATAGGTAAAGATTGTACCATTTGCGCTTAAACACAAATTACTATTAGAATTAAATACATGGTACCAAATATCTTTAGCACTATGTACAGTACTAGTACCATTTACCCAATCAACAGTGATTTCTGTATCCGCACGCTGCTCCATTACAGCAGTATACTCAATTGTACCAAACAAGCCTTCCCATGCAGCAGCAAACGAGGATTTGTTATCCATCTTTTCTTTGATAAGATGATCTGTCATTATAGGACGTAGTTGTCCTACAATAGTCTCGGGTGCCATGTTTAACGCACGAATAACTGACGGATATAGTGAGTTAATGTCTACCGATCCTACCCATTTATGAATGCCTTTTTTAGGAACTGCAACATAAGCACCTGCTGCCTGACTATCTTCAGTTGAATGGCTCTTACGATCAGGTACAACCATACCGCGTTCGTGTGCTTCGTTAATGATTGCTTGTTCTGTTACAGCAACCGCACCCATTGTTGTTTGTAGCAATACTGTATTTGCGTGAGCAAGTTCGTTTGCTAAGTCCAAGAAACGTAGTTTTTCATCAAGTCTGCCAAGAATCATTGTATCTTGTCTGTTATAGTCGATAAACTTGCGGAAGTCCTGATTATATAACTGATCAAGCGTACCTTCATATTGTACCTTACGTTCACCAAGTTCGTATTCGGCAATAGCATCCAGTGAATATGAGTGCATTTCGTGATATGTGTACTTGCGATACAGTTGCAGATAGTCCATATGTATACGACCGATTGTATCATATGTCTCTTGTTCTGCTCCAAAGCGTTCAAATGTGCGCTTGCGAGGTAATTGCCCCCATAAGCAAAAACGACGTGTGTCATCTTTGCTTAGAACACGTGTGATACGATTAACAGTGTAGGGAATATCAAATCCTTCTGAGTTCCACCCGCTTAAAATATCTGCGTCTTGGATAATGTCTAGAAATGCTAGTAGCATTTCGTGTTCGTTATCAAACAAAAATGTGTTATCAAACTCTTGTACTTGATGCTTTGCCTGCTCCATTGTAAGCGTTTTAGGCGGAATAGCAAGTGTGATACATTGCTCGAGCCAATCTAAATATACAGTGATTGCAGTAATAGCATTGAACGGATCTTCCGGCGGACTAAACCCTCGTTCTTGGTGGAAATCCACTTCGATGTCAAAAAATGCCGTTTGTAGTTTTGGCGAATCTTTACCTTTATAGTTGTTTTCTAAACAACGAAAGACTGGTTTAACGTCGCTTTCAAACAGTTCTTGGCCAGAGTGCATACGCACTTCTTTTTGAAATTCTTTATAATTACGTGTTGCAAATCTGCTTACAGGAGTATCAAAAATAGTTTTAAACTTACCCTTGCGATCCGGATAATAGAATACATATTCTGCGGGAAATTCATTGTAAACACGCTTTCCGTTAACACGCTCCACAACTAAAATTCGGTCGTGTTCGCGATCATGCAGTGCGTCAACATAACTCATATTTTTTGATGCTCCCAATATCCGTTGGTATATTTTTTGTATTTTAAATCTGTATTCCAATAAAATTTTACTAGAGATTGAGCATTATTTACAATTATTTTGGCAGGATTTGGCCAGTCAATTAACGCACTTGTTGATCTGCATTTAGATTTGCGGAATTGAATATTATCAACTAATACAATCGTGGCAGATTTATATTTGGTTAAGTCTAAGATAAATTCAATAGGGGTAGCCGATGTTTTAGGTGTTATACAAACAACATTTTTAATATATTCTGCCGGTGTATTTGTGTCTATATTATTCAATGCACTATAAAAATTTGTAGGTAAGGTTTTATCATCTAACAATAAGGTTGGATCGCTGTCATTAATTATTCCATCATAAACAATGGCATCGATACTCCACATGTCTGGAATGGTGATATAACTATCAAATAAAGTTATTGCATGATTCCAGAATCTCTTCATAGTAAAGAAATTTATAAACTGGCTCCCTACTTGTTCGGTTAATAATATATCAATGTGTTTAGGAACATCATTTTTAGATAAGTCTAAAAAGTTGCCGGTTAGTAGCGTATATCTATCTTGGTAACCTAAATAATTTAAAACATTTGAAGTAATATCTCGCCGAGCGTCTCTTATATCAATCCCATAATAATGTTTAGCCCCGTGCTCTAAACAATATGCAGCAAGGAGCCCAACACCATATCCTACTTCAAAAATAATTTTATCTTTAACATGTGCTTTTAAAATTTCGTTATACCAACGATTTCTTGTTGGATCATTAATAAAAGATAAGCAAATATTAACATCGTCAGATCTAAACATTACCAGGTTTTACCAACAGTTTCCAGAATAGTTTCAAGCAGTTCATAATCGTGCTTTTCGTCTGTGAACTTGCTCTTATAAGCGGTACGTACAGCCTTCTTGAGTACGCTGGGTTTGATCTGCATTTCTTCTGCAATAGCCTTAATAGTGTCTGAAAGACCGCCTTGAAGAGTCTCAATTTCGGTCATTACAGCAATACCTTCGTTAAAAAGGTGATTCAATTTTGCCTTTTGTTCGGCATTAAAAACTACATCACTCATGTGTGTCTCCTATATTAAAGTGTAATTATAACAGACGTTTGGGTATTTGTCAATAAAAAAGCGTGTATAAAACACGCTTCTATTTAATAATAATTCACATAGTACTACATTAAACCTATATCTGCGGTGTATGGTCGTTCTACTTCTAGGCTTTCTGGTTCTGGTAATTTTCCAAATCTGTGCTGTACCGGTTTAAATCCCTTAATTGATTTTGCTACACGTGCTTCTAGATCGTTTAAACTATTTTGCAATCTTTCAATTTGATTTTTATATTCGTTTTCTGCTCGAGTCATTGCATTGATTTTTTTCTCATAAGCATTTTCTTTAGCATTAAGTGTTTGAATATGTTTGTCTTGTAAATCGTTTTCTTTTTCTAATTTTTCAATGTTTTGGTCTGTTTGACGTTCTTTGGCTTCTAGGTCTTTGATTTCTTCTTCGGTGCTATTAAGTTCAACTTCGATCTTTTCAATTTCCGCGTCTTCTTCCTCTTCTTTATCCTGAGTCATTTTAACAAATGCTTCTAGGTCGGAATCCGCATAGGTGTATCGGGCTCGTGCTTGTTTGAGTGCTAGTGCTGCTTTTGGATCAGCAATAGTAACATCCTGATATTCGCCGGCCTTTTTGGACTGTTCTTCTTTGTCTTTGCTTGCTTCAAATAGTTCGTAAAAATTCATTATTCTTCACCTAGTATATTGCCAAACTTACGTGGTTTTTCTTTTTTACTGCGCAGTTCGCGATCTGGCTGCGCAGCACTTTGTTGTTCTACTTCTTTAACAAAGTCTCTATAACTTTTACTTAGCGATTTTACTAGATCTTGTGGTGCTTCTCGGCCACCAACATAATCTTCGGTGGCAAGACCAGCAAGTTTGCGTAATTCTTCGCTTTCGTTCTTTTTAGGATAGAAACGAGAACGTGCCATTGTTTGGTCGCCTACACGTGCTTGTGCGTGTTGGCTGGTCATTTGACCCGACTTGTCGTAGGTTGTTTGTGTGCTTATCGGACCACGATCTGTGTAATCAGTGTATGATCCTGTTTCTAAATCACGGCGTTGATGATATCCATCAACAGTTGGAGTAGCTGTAGCAGTTGCGCTACCATACTCAAGATCAGTAAGTTTATCACCAACAGCTTCATCCATTTCGTGATCTTCGACACCGTTTTCAACATCACTAACAATATCACTATAATTGTCCATTGTTAGTGTGCCTCCTCCGGCACCTAATTCAATAAGTTTTTCAGCAACATCGTGCAAATCCATGTCTGTTTTTGCTTCTTCGCGAGCATATTCAAACATACGAATCATTAGTGGAACATCCATAGTTACAGTATCAACTGGATTAGAATCCTCACCAACCAACTGTCCTTTGAAAGGGTGGTCCT